AAGGTGAACAACTAGACCCCGAATCTGGTAAGCACCATCTTGCTCATGCTATGTGTTGCCTCATGTTTCTATACGAACATGATATAATATATTCTGTTGATAAATCTTAATTATGAGAGGTAAAAAATGAAATTATCAAACGAAACCATTTCGGTTTTGAAAAACTTTGGTGCAATTAACCAAGGTATCCTTTTCAAAAAAGGTAAAACTCTAAAAACGGTATCTTCACACAAGAACATTCTTGCTGAAGTGGATATCAAAGAAGATATTCCTGCTGACTTTGGCATCTATGACCTAAACAATTTCTTGTCGGTCATTTCCCTTCACAAAGATGACCCATCATTTGAATTTGATGAGAAGCAGGTCACAATTGTTGGCAACAAAGGGCGGTCTAAAATCAAATATCGTTTCACACCAGCAAATATGATTGTTACTCCACCTGAGAAACAATTGTCCATGCCTGATGCTGAGATCAAATTTGAATTGAAATCAGAAGATTTTGATTGGGTTATGAGAGCTGCAAGTGTTCTAGCTTCGCCTCAAGTTGCTATTGAATCAGATGGCAAGAAGGTCAGTATCGTTACACTTGATCTACAGAATGATTCAGCACACACCGATGCGCTAGAAATCTCTGAGGGAAATGGTAACAAGTACAAGATGGTTTTTAAAACAGAAAACATCACAAAGATTATGTCTGGCAGTTATGATGTATCCATTTCTTCAAAAGGAATTTCACATTTTAAAAACAAGAACCTTCCTTTACAGTATTGGATTACAACGGAGCAAGGTTCTAAATTTGAAAAGGTAGCTTAATATGGCATTTAAATATTTCACCAACGCAGTAGAAGGTCATGTTGATGAATCTATTGCTATTAACCCAAGTCATATTGTTAATGTGTATGAAAGAAAAACAACTGTAGCAACTTCAGAAGGCAATAAAGAAAAGAAGGTTACTATTCTTTTTGCTGGTGCGGTTGGTTCTTGGGAAGTAAAAGAGAGCATGGAAGAAGTTGTTGCTCGCTTAAATGAGCGTGACTAAATTATGATATATGTGAAAGGTTCTCATGGAACATTTGTTATGGACAGAGAAGTATCGGCCTCAGACGATAGAAGATTGTATTCTTCCAGATCGTCTGAAAAAGCCGTTTCAGGAATATGTGAATCAGAAAGAGATACCAAATCTCCTATTGAGTGGTGGAGCCGGTGTAGGCAAGACGACCGTAGCCAAAGCGATGTGCAACGAAATTGGTTGCGACTTCATGGTAATCAATGGTTCTGATGAAAGTGGTATTGACACATTTAGAACCAAAATTAAAAACTATGCTTCATCAATGTCACTCTCTGGTGGTCGTAAGGTCATCATCATTGACGAAGCAGATTATCTAAATCCAAACTCAACTCAACCTGCTTTACGAAATGCGATAGAAGAATTCGCAAGTAATTGTTCCTTTATATTTACTTGTAATTACAAAAATCGCATTATAGATCCGTTACATAGTCGTTGTGCGGTGATTGACTTTGGCCTCAAGAATGGTGAGAAGGCCAAGATGGCTGCGGCGTTCTTCAAACGAATTCAAACTATTTTGCAAAGTGAATCCGTTGACGCAGATGACAAAGTTCTTGCTGAATTAATCAAAAAACATTTTCCAGATTTTCGCCGGGTGCTGAATGAACTTCAGCGTTATTCACAGTTTGGTAAAATTGATACAGGTATTCTGACACAGATTGCTGATGTATCTATTGATGAACTTTCTAAAAATATTGCAGCTAAAGATTTTGGTGCCATTCGTAAATGGGTAGCGTCACACGAAATAGACAATACCACCTTGTTTCGTAAACTATATGATACACTCTACGATACATTAAAACCTCAATCTATTCCACAAGCAGTTATCATTCTTGCAGATTATCAATACAAAGCTGCATTTGTTGCTGACCAAGAAATCAATACCGTAGCTTGTCTTACAGAACTAATGGTATCTTGTGAATATGTTTGATGATGTTTTTTCCGATGGTTCTTTACAAAAAATTATCAAAGATAAACAAAACGATATTTGGAAAAATTCTCCATTTGAAGGATATGTTTATTTAAATCCTCGCCAAAAAGGTAACTTTGGAGAAATGTTTGTTGAAAAACTTTTAACCATTGGAGGACATACCGTAGAAAAAAGAAGTAATTCTGGCCACGATAGAACCATTGATGATATAAAAACAGAAATTAAGTTTGGTCTCTGTAATAAAGGTGTTAATAATTGTTTCTTAATTAATCATATTTCAAAAGATAAAGATTGGGATAGGTTAATTTTTTGTGGTATTAATCGCACAGAGAGTGATTCTATTTTTATTTGGTTTACAAAAGAAGATTTTTGTAAATTAATAGAAACAAACAATGATATTTTTGTTCATCAACAAGGCGGCAAAAAAATAAAGAATGATGATTATATGTGTGGTAATATAGAAGGGTTATTGCGTCAACCTTTTGTAAATCATATATCTAAATGGCAAAGAAAAAAAACATTGATAGATTTTATATTATGAACCCATTTGATTTTGTTAAAGAAATTTTACAAGGTAAAAAACAGTTAATTGTTGACGACCTATCTGAAAAAGAATATAACCCATTTATCATCAATCGTTCATTATCTTATCATAAAGATTGCGTAATGTATGCAAATGAGATGAACCGCAGACATTTTCTGGATAAGAAGTTGCAAAATGCCTTTTTACTAAATACCGTCAGGTCTCAAAAGAGGCCCTTTGCGAAGTGGATAAAGATTGAGAAAAGTGATGATTTGGAATGTATAAAACAAGTCTATGGTTTCTCTGATTCAAAAGCCCGTGAGGCACTTCAACTACTCAGCAAAGACCAAATCCAACAATTAAAAGAACAAACCGATACCGGTGGATTAAGGAAGTAACATGGTTGACTTGACTAAGTTCGTTGAGGTAAGCCTTAATGAACAAGACGATTTTTTGAAGGTAAGAGAAACTCTTACCCGTATTGGTGTTTCTTCTCGTAAAGAAAGAGTGCTATATCAGTCTTGCCATATTCTACACAAGCAAGGAAGATATTATATTGTCCATTTTAAAGAATTGTTTGCGTTAGATGGCAAACCCTCCAACATATCTGAGAATGATATACAAAGACGGAATGCTATTGCTAATTTGCTAGAAGAATGGGGGCTCGTAAAAGTGCTTAACCCTAAAATCATTGAGGGTAATATTGCACCATTACACCAAATAAAGATTATTTCATTTAAGGAAAAAGACGATTGGCAATTGATTACCAAATACAACATTGGTAAAAAACCAAACGATTATTAATTCTTAAATAAATAATGATGCGGCGCCTAATGGGCCGCAATTTTGATTAACTCGCTTAATAGGAGATAAACATGACAGTAGGGCGTATTTCATTTGGACCTTTGGTTCACACATCATTGGGTTTTGAGCGTTTATTTGATGATATTGAAAAACTTTTAAATATGGATTCTGCAAAGATAACCCAATCTTTTCCTCCACATAACATCATTAAACTAGATGACACTCATTATGTCGTTGAGCTTGCTGTTGCTGGTTTCAGTAAAGATGAAATTGAAATCACATCAGAAGATGGTACTCTTACAATCAAAGGTGAGAGAAAAGATAAAGATGTTGATGTGACCTATCTGCATCGTGGTATTGGCACTCGGTCGTTTACAAAAACATTGACGATTGCTGAAACTGTGGAAGTAAAAGGTGCAGAGTTTAAGGATGGAATTCTGCGTGTTGGTTTAGAGAACATAATTCCTGAACACAAGAAACCACGCAAGATTGAAATTAGTAATGAACTTAAAGAGTTTAAGCCACAACTTCTACAAGAGAAGAAAGTAGCATAACTCAGCGGGGCTTTTGCCCCGCTTTACATGGAGATATTATGATAAGGCGTGATAAAAACTTTAGGTTGAGCAAAACAACCAAGCGAATGATGGCAGGTAAATACTGCATCAGTCCAAACCAGTTTAAAAACTCAATGATTGAAGCTCAAATAGCAGCCTCAATTCAAATTAAACCCGAAAAGAAAAATAAAACCGCATCTAAGGAAGAATAATGTCCATAGGTGTATATAATCATTTTCACAAAGAGTTTCCATTTAATTGGGATTCAAAATGGATGTTTGCTACATATGCAGGTGGTAAAGAACCTTTTACTTGGCATTCACCTGATGATTCTAAAGCTTATCTAAATGTTAATCGTGATAGAGAAAGTATTAATAATTTGAGGCACATTTATTCTTGTACCTCGGAGGATAATTTTCTAAAAGCGATGGGTATTTTGGCGACCGAATATTGGTTGTTTAAAAACACACCAAACCACGATTACATTGGCGCAGGTTCATACCGAAGATACTTGTTACTAGATCCAAATGGACCAAAAAATGTTGCTAAGTTAGGTTTGCCAGCAACACAAGATAGTGCAGAAAAATTTGGCACCGATGAGCAACAAAATATAGCTTTAGATTATTTTAAAACCTGTGATGTGTTAACAAATCACTCTATTGCAATACCTCAGTCAGTTGAAGAACAGTATTTGATGTATGAACCAAGAGAGTATTGGGATTTGTTTAAGCAAGCTTTGATTGAGTTATATCCAAAATATCGTAATCATATGACTTGGTTTACACACAACAACATCATCAATTTTGAAACAACATACATTATGCGCCGTGATTGTTTCTTACAATATACAGATGAGTTTTTTAGAATTATGAAGTTTATTTGGGAAAGATGTAGTGAGATATTTCCAACAAAACAAACGACATCAGAGCCTTTACCTTGGAGATATCCTGGTTTTATAGGAGAAAGGTTTTTTCCTTTCTTTGTTTATGCCAACTCTCTCAAAAAGATACAAGTACCTTTAGTTATTTTAGAATGAAACCTAAATTTATAACCGCTCATATGAAATCTGCAAAGGTATATGCAGAGCTTTCTTCAGCAAAACGATTGCAGGTTGGTTGTGTTATTGTAAAAGACAACACAATCATTGGCATAGGATATAATGGAATGCCAAGTGGTTGGGATAATAATTGCGAAGTTGAAATACATGAGGAAGACCTTGGCAATTCATATCTTAAAACTAGACCTGAAGTTCTTCATGCTGAAACAAATGCGATTGCAAAGGTAGCTAAATCAACCAATTCAACTGACGGTGCAGATATGTTTATTACTCATGCACCATGTTTAGAATGTGCTAAACTTATACATCAAGCAGGTATTAAAAACATTTGGTTTGATAAACACTATCGTGACGAATCTGGTATTAATTTTCTTCAAAAATGTAACATAGGAGTTAATCATGTCGGATAAAACATACACCAGCAAAGTAATAACAATTAA